CTTACTATGTTCATGCAAACAGTTGCAGGCACAGTAGGACCAGAGGCATTGATGAAGTTTATCAATCCTATCGAAGCTATCAAACGTCTAGCTGCTGCTCAAGGTATAGATGTTCTTAACCTTGTTAAGACTCCAGACGAGATAGAATCAGATAAGGAACAGATGATACAAGAGAAGACAAACATGTCTCTCGTAGATCAAGCTGGTCAATTCGCTAACTCGCCTGCTGCTGACCCAAGCAAACAACCACAACCACCAATGGAACAACCTGAATAATGAGCGAAACTTTATCTTATGATAATACTCCTGATACAGAAGTTCTAACCGCAGAGGAACAGAACTCTTTAGAAGTAGGAGAAAAGTTAGTAGCAGAACAAGAACAACTACTAGCTGGTAAATATAAAAGCGCAGAAGAATTAGAGAGCGCATACTTATCATTACAAAAAAAACTTGGACAAACAGACGAAGAAGAAGTCGACTACGAAAGCACAGACGAAGGATATGAAGAAGAAGAAGAAAGCGATGAAGAGGTACTTGATGATGCTCCTGCGGTCAGTTTAATCAACGAAGCATCAGACGAGTATTATGCAAATGATGGTACACTAAGTGAAGAAACTATTGAAAGGTTTTCTGAAATGAGTAGCCAAGATTTAGTAGCTGCTTACTTAGAGATACAATCTAAAAATCCTCAACTTAGTCAACAGTCTGTCGAGATGTCTGAAGCACAAGTGAACAGTGTTCAGAATGCAGCAGGCGGAGAAGCTAATTACAACAGAGTAGTCGAGTGGGCTGCTAGTAATCTTAGTGAAAAACAGATAGATGCTTTTGATTCTGTAGTCGACTCAGGTAATCCGGCAGCTATTGGTATAGCTTTCCAAGGATTACAGTCAGCATACAACGATGCTAATGGCTACGAAGGCAGAATGCTACAAGGCAGAGCTGCATCATCTGCTGGAGAATCATTTAGATCTCAAGCAGAACTTGTCGCAGCGATGGGAGATCCACGCTACGATACAGATGAGGCATACAGAGATGATGTCCTCAGAAGACTAGACCAATCAGATCTCCAATTCTAATTATGAAAACAAGAGATCTAGACACACTACTCGAAAACGAGTATCCTTACGAACCACCTATTCAATTAATCGAAATGTCACACCACAACACCAACCCAATCTTTACACATGAAGCAGAACGTTTTAACGGCTGGGCAGCGATGCTTGGCTTTGTTGCTGCTGTCGGTGCTTATGTCACCACTGGTCAGATTATCCCCGGCGTATTCTAAGCCGAGGCAAATTCCTCCATATAAATGGAAGATGACTTGCTTTGATTTTGTTCAAGCAAGGCACAAAGTTCTTCTGGATGCGGACCTTCCTATGGTGGAAAAATATAAAGTCATCCAATTTTTCCTCTCTAAAGTCGAAGAGGAATGCGACAACATACATTCAAGCTAATCACACATGGCAGCAATCTCACTACAAAGAGACACTACTACCAACTGGGAGAAGTTTTGTAACTGGGTCACTAGCACAGAGAACCGTCTATACGTAGGCTGGTTTGGTGTGCTAATGATTCCATGTTTACTAGCAGCTTCTACATGTTTCATACTCGCCTTTATCGCAGCACCGCCTGTAGATATAGATGGCATACGTGAGCCAGTTTCCGGCTCGTTATTATACGGAAACAATATTATATCAGGAGCAGTCGTCCCCTCCTCAAACGCAATCGGACTACATTTCTACCCTATTTGGGAAGCCGGAACCTTAGACGAATGGTTATATAACGGTGGTCCTTACCAGTTGGTAATCTTCCACTTCCTAATCGGTATCTCAGCATACATGGGAAGACAATGGGAATTATCATACAGACTAGGTATGAGACCTTGGATATGTGTAGCGTATTCAGCACCTGTGTCAGCAGCATTCGCTGTATTCCTAGTGTATCCTTTCGGACAGGGATCTTTCTCTGACGGAATGCCACTTGGTATCTCAGGTACGTTCAACTTTATGTTCGTGTTCCAAGCAGAGCACAATATACTAATGCATCCTTTCCATATGGCAGGTGTTGCAGGTATGTTCGGTGGTAGTCTCTTCAGTGCAATGCACGGTTCTTTAGTTACATCATCCTTAATCAAGGAAACTACAGAAACAGAGAGTCAAAACTACGGCTACAAGTTCGGACAAGAAGAAGAAACATACAACATCGTGGCCGCTCACGGTTACTTTGGTCGTCTTATCTTCCAGTATGCTTCTTTCAACAACTCAAGAAGTCTTCACTTCTTCCTAGCAGTTTTCCCTGTTGTATGCGTATGGTTAACATCCATGGGTATATGCACAATGGCATTCAACCTAAACGGTTTCAACTTCAACCAGTCTGTAGTAGACGCTAATGGTAAGATTGTTCCAACATGGGGAGATGTTCTTAACAGAGCAAACTTAGGAATGGAAGTTATGCATGAGAGAAATGCACACAACTTCCCACTTGACCTTGCTTCAGCAGAGTCTACAACAGTTGCTTTAACAGCACCTACAATCGGTTAATTACTTAACCAAAAAGTTAACAAAGCACCTTCGGGTGCTTTTTTCATAGGAGAAATTAATGGTAGCATCTACCTTACAAGCACCTACAAGGGGTTGGTTTGATGTTCTTGACGACTGGTTAAAGAGAGATCGTTTTGTATTCATAGGATGGTCTGGTCTTTTACTTTTGCCTTGTGCATACCTATCAATCGGAGGTTGGTTCTTAGGAACTACTTTCGTTACCTCATGGTATACACATGGTGTTGCATCTTCATATCTTGAAGGTTGTAACTTCTTAACAGCAGCAGTCTCCACACCTGGCGACGCAATGGGTCATAGTCTTCTGTTCCTTTGGGGACCTGAAGCACAAGGTTCATTTGTTCGTTGGTTGCAATTAGGAGGACTATGGAACTTCGTAGCATTACATGGAGTCTTCGGACTTATCGGATTTATGTTACGTCAGTTTGAGATTGCAGGACTCGTAGGTATTAGACCTTACAATGCACTCGCATTCTCTGCTGTTATCGCAGTATTCACAAGTATTTTTCTAATCTACCCATTAGGTCAGCATAGTTGGTTCTTCGCACCATCATTCGGTGTCGCAGCAATCTTCAGATATATTCTATTCATTCAAGGTTTTCACAATATAACTCTTAATCCATTTCATATGATGGGTGTAGCAGGTATACTTGGTGGAGCATTACTTTGTGCTATTCACGGTGCAACAGTACAAAACACTTTGTATGAAGACACATCACAATATACTGATGGTAAAATTCAAAGCACAACATTCCGTGCATTTGACCCAACACAGGAAGAAGAGACTTATTCAATGATAACAGCAAACCGTTTCTGGTCACAGATATTTGGTATTGCTTTTTCTAACAAAAGATTTTTACACTTCCTTATGTTGTTCGTTCCTGTAATGGGAATGTGGACATCATCAATCGGTATCGTAGGTCTTGCACTTAACCTTAGAGCATACGACTTTGTATCTCAAGAGATAAGAGCAGCAGAAGACCCAGAGTTTGAAACCTTCTACACTAAGAATATACTTCTTAATGAAGGTATGAGAGCATGGATGTCATCTGTTGACCAACCACATGAGAACTTCGTGTTCCCAGAAGAAGTATTACCTCGTGGTAATGCCTTGTAATTTACAAATTATATGTTATAATGAGGGTCAAATGGCCCTCTTTTTTTATGACCGATCTTATCAACCGTGATGATCCACAATTTTTTGAACAGACATCTGATATACCATATGATCGACATTACTATAAAGTGGTGACTACCACAAATGAATATATCTTTGATGACTATGAACAAGTCAGACAAATGTGGTGGAATTATGACTCATCAATGCTTAAATATGTCGAAGTTATAGATAAACCTAAAAAACCTAAAAAGAAAAAAGGTTTTGGTTAGGATACCCGACCTTTTAATTTTTATAAATTATTACAAAACTTAACAAAAATTTATGCTGTCTTTTCTACTCTTTAGTTCAAGTTTCTTGAATTTTATTTTTTATATCTATGCAATCGGTTTTGTAATCGCATTGGGTCTTGAGCAAGTTGTAAGGGGAAGTGATAACGAAAGAAATATTTTTATTGTTGAAACAAATCGCAAATACCTATGGAGACAGACATGGGTAGTTAATATAAATTGGTTTATGTGCAATATTGGTTTGTATTTTATCTCACGAAATATGCAACCTATAGGTGATACTTTTTGGGATGGTATTTAATGCTAAATAACGATAAGTCGCAAGATTCTATGGACATTCTCCACTCACCCCAACAATACCTATTCAATTTACATACAACGAATACGGGACAAGCAAGACGAATGTGGAGGCAAAAGATAAAAGAACGATGGGATTACAAGTGTGCTTATTGTGGATCTGATTCTGAATTAACAATCGATCACATTGTACCAAGATGCAAAGGTGGGCCAGATTTTACAAAAAATGTGGTGTGCTGTTGTCAAAGTTGTAATCAAGATAAAGGTCATGCTCCGTGGGAAGATTGGTTCTTTTCGCAGGAGTTTTTTAGTATGGAGAAGTATCAGAATATTACTAACTGGATGAAACCTGATCCCCCTCAGAACTTGTTTCTTTATCGACCCCGTAGGAATAATGCAAGTTAGTTTCAAAATATCTTGAAAAAATATCCGGGCCATTTTTTGAGGTCACAGGATTTTAATAAATAAATCAGGCAATATATATTGCTTCTTAGGTATATACCGAATATTATAAATGGCGACAAATTTTAAGCTTAAACGCTCCTCTGTAGCGAACAAGCGACCCGGACTTACTAATTTAGAACTCGGAGAGTTAGCACTTAATACTTACGATGGTTATCTCTTTACTGAGAGAGATGGTTTAGGAATAACCACTGTAACGAATCTCACTCCGTGGTTTGAAAATTATGGTGCTCAGTCAGTTGTTTATACTAATTCGGTAGGTATTGGCACAACAACACCTATTTCAGTGGGATATAATTCTGAATTTGAAAAATTAATTATTAATTCTATTACTTTTTCAAGTTCAGATGTTGAAGATAATCGTATTGACATACAAGATCATGGTTTCATCACAGGTGACAAAGTTTTGTATGATGGATCTGCAACTGGATTATCAACAGGAACATATTATGTCTACAAGGTAAGTGACAGATATTTTAAATTAGGTCAAACATTTAGAGATGTTACTGTAAGTCCTATTAATACTGTAGCAATTACAGCAAATACAGGAGGTGCAAATCAATCTATTGCACCTATAAA